AGCACTTAGAATTAGAAGCGGATGTTACATTTGTGTAATCCAATACATTAACATAAACTCTATCAACAGTGTTACTAAGTGGTTGAGAACCTGACACAGGCTGACTGGTGTTCGACATCTTTCTAATCTTAAGAGAACTGTTGTTTATTTTTTGAACACCATAATCTGACCCAGTATCATTTAGTCCTCCGACTGTGGCCATGTAGTTTGTCAAATTTTGCGTGTATGCGATATTCTCAAATTCTGCTGTTGGAGGCGTGAAACTACCTGTATATCTAGCAACACCTTTTAGAATTCTAAGTTCATCGAGATATCCACCTTTAAAATAATACACGGTATCATATCTACCTATCTGCAACGGACCAGATACAGCTGGAAATGAAGCTGCCGATGTAAATGTAGAAATTAGTGTGCCGTTTTGAAAAGTTCTAAATGTATTACCTTGTCGTGTAACAGCATAATGAGTCCAAGCATTAAATACAACACTTCCCATACTTACATTTGAAGCGACATTCCAATTAGTTCCAGTAGAACTCATATACAATGCAAGATTAGGGCCTACCGCAGAATCACGCCATCCAACCATATATGGGGTATATACTGCAGTATTTCTACTTAATATTGGACTTTGAGTTGCTGTCGAAGTTCTATATTCCCAGTATTCGATTGTAAAATCACCAGATCCAAAATTAAGACCAGCGTTGTCTTGAACGGAAATATAATCATTAACTCCATCAAAAAAAGCACTTCCACTACCAAACTTATAAATAGCTGATGCTATTTTTGTTCCCCCAACCGAAGTAACGGTTAAATTATTTGGCCCACTATCTGAGAATGTAGTTGAGTTATTGGTGCCATTGCAATGCAATAGTAAACTACAACTTGCATAATATGGATCACCAGTTGTATATTCCCACTCTTCCAGAACAGAAACACTCCACTTATTTAATGATAAATCAATACCTGTTATAATATTTTCTTGACCAGTAACAACATCATACAGTATTGTCTGAGTCGCTATACTGCCTGTGACCAATACTACATTGTGACCGCCTCCACCACCCGACACATATGAAGCAGTTAAAGCATAACTAGATGATATTGCATTACTCGACCAACTTGCAGTGATATTTGTATTTGTTGGTGCATACGAACTACTTAAACTGTAACTGGAACTGATTACATTGCCGCCATAATAACTTGCGGTTTGTGATGTAATAACATATGAAGATGTTACACTATTATTACTCCAACTTGCAGTTATTGGATATGTCGAACCGGTTGTCAAAAAAGAGCCAGCATTAGATGCGTATGATGCAGTCAAAGCATAAGAAGCACTTGTAGAGTTTGATGCCGACGTTACATTTGTATAATCTAACACATTAACATAAACTCTATCAACAGTAGAACTAAGTGGTTGAGAACCTGACACAGGTTGACTGGTGTCAGACATTTTTCTAATTTTAAGAGAACTGTTGTTTATTTTTTGAACACCATAATCTGACCCAGTATCATTTAAACCACCTACAGTGGCTACATAGTTTGTTAAGGTTTGAGTATATGCGATATTATCAAATTCCGATGTTGGTGGTGTAAAACTACCTGTATATCTAGCAACCCCCTTCAACACTCTGAATTCATCAATATATCCTTTATAATAATATGATACAACTCCGGCGCCTGGACCGTCAGCGCCTATTCCGAGCCCATTTACAGAATCATAAAGAGTTCCAGATGTTGATGGTGCTACAACGTTTTCAACACCATTTACATATACACTCCATTTATTACCATATCTAACTGCTGCTAAATGTGTCCAAGCATTAAGTGTTAACGGTGTTGCAAGCGTTGCGTTTACAATCCATGTTGAACCATTTGTTGATGCTGCTATACTTGGTCTACCATTAGAAAGCGCAATAACAAAAGGAGCAACGTCTGAAGCATTTGTTTGACCGAATAAATAAACAACTGCGGGATGGGCAGTTGGATAAAGCCAACATTCCACTGTAAAATCACCAGAACCAAAATTAAAACCAGGATGATCTGGAATAGAAAGATAATCGTTGACTCCATCAAAGAATCCGCTTCCACTGCCGAATTTGTTAATAGCTGATGCTATTTTTGCGCCACCAACCGAAGTAACAGTCAAGTTATATGGTCCGCTATCTGAGAATGTTGTCGAATTATTAGTGCCGTTACAGTGTAGTAATAAACTACAACTTGCATAATACGGGTCGCCGGTGGTATATTCCCACTCTTCCAGAACAGAAACACTCCACTTATTTAATGATAAATCGATACCCGTGATTGTGTTCTCTTGCCCAGTAACAACATCATATAAGATTGTTTGGGTTGCTATACTGCCTGTGACCAATACTACATTGTGTCCGCCGCCACCACCGTTCAAAGCATACGAAGCAGTTAAAGCATAACTTGCACTTATAGAATTACCAGAAGAAGGTGAGTAAGAAGCGGTTGCCACATTTCCACTATAATAACTTGCACTACGAGCTAGATTAACATACGAAGCACTTTTTGCAAGACTAACATACGAAGCACTACGAGCTAAATTAACATATGATGCAGTTTGCGACAAACCAGCATATGAAGAGGTTAGAGCATATGATGCGCTTGTAGAATTCGATGCTGATGTTACATTTGTGTAATCCAATACATTAACATAAACTCTATCAACAGTGTTACTAAGTGCTTGAGACCCAGATACAGGCTGACTGGTGTTCGACATCTTTCTAATCTTAAGAGAACTATTATTTATTTTTTGAACACCATAGTCAGAGCCAGTATCATTTAGTCCTCCGACAGTGGCTATATAGTTTGTTGTATATTGAGTATATGCGATATTTTCAAATTCAGTTGTTGGTGGCGTGAAACTACCTGTGTATCTAGCAACCCCCTTCAGAATTCTAAGTTCATCTATGTAACCACTATGTAAAAATGAAGTATTATAATATCCACCAACTGCCGCATATGTTCCTGAACAATTTCCCGGAGTTATTACAGATGCAATAGATGTTCCATCTACATACAACGATGAAGTTCCAGACAGTCTTACAAGCGCAATATGATGCCAAGTATTTGCTGTTATTGATGCAGCGTTGCTTCCCACATTGACCCCCGCAACGTTTGCACACAATCCACCATTTAGCGGTCCTCCAGAAGCATTAGCACCTTGAATTATTGCTATACCTGTGTTGAAATATGTAGCTAACCCTATAGGGGAAGTTGACGTTTGAAAAAATCCTCGTTGTCTCGCAGCAGATACATCTGAAGAACGAATCCAACATTCAATAGTAAAATCTCCTGTTCCAAAATTAAAACCAACACTATTTGGAACGCTGAGATAATCGTTGACTCCATCAAAGAATCCGCTTCCGCTACCAAATTTGTTAATAGCCGATACTATTTTGGCGCCTCCGTTTGATGTAACCGTTAAACTATTAGGTCCGCTGTCTGAAAATGAAATAGAATTGTCGGTTCCATTACAATGTAACAATAAACTACAACTTGCATAATATGGATCACCACTCACATCATCCCACTCTTCTAGAACAGAAACACTCCATTTATTTAGTGATAAATCAATGGCGCCACCAACGGACGAAATCACGTTCTCTTGTCCAGTAACAACATCATATAAGATTGTCTGAGTCGCTATACTGCCTGTGACCAATACTACATTGTGGCCGCCACCTCCACCGTTCAAAGCATACGAAGCAGTTAAAGCATAACTTGCACTTTTTGCCGTCTCTGCATAAGAAGAAGAAATACTGTCTTCTGCTAAACTTGCGGTAATATTTGCACTTGTAGGAATGTATGAAGCACTAATTGCATTTATACTGTAGCTACTTGTTATTGGATATGTTGATCCCGTAACTAAGTTTGTTCCGCCGCCACCACCATTTAGTGCATAAGAAGCAGTCACCGCATATGAAGAACTAACAACACTACCGCTATAATATATAGCGGCATAACTCGCGGTCGCAGCATATGATGCACTTCCATAAAATCTCCCACTACTATTGTGTGTATAAAAATTACTCGCACTTATTGTTGATTCATATGAAAGATTACTTCCTGTAATTGTTAATTTTCTTGCGGGGTTAGACCCATCTTGAAAACTAATTTCTCTATTTCCAGGCGTTATGATAATATTATTCGGCATAGTTTAATATAAATATTTAAAAATCATACATACCGTCATTTAATATAAAAGCAAAGTTTGTCCTTATATAGACTTAATATACATATCAGTGTCGCTACGTAATTGATCTTCTGGGACATTATCTAATTGATCGCCATACTTTTGTGTCCAGAATTGTTTGATTTTACCCAATACTGGCCCAGGTTTGACATTAAAATTTTGCATAATCCATTCACCACCATATTTGGATTTGACTGGGGTAAACGATTCTATTTCTTTGATCTTATCCAAATAAGCTTGATACTTGTCTGGAAACAACTTCTTCAAGAAATAATCTGGATCATCTATGGTTCTATGTTTATTTAAACCTATTAATGACTTACGGATATAATCAGCGCTAGGTCTACCAGATCTGACTCTCTTACGATCACTATGATTCATAGTTTGACCTTTATAGTTGTCACTGTCAAACAATGGACTGCTACTAATAAACTTCACAACATCATCATTGTTCTGAATATTGTCATATGTGTTTAATACATCACCGTAACCCAATATCTTCAAACCGTCTTTTAGATTCTTGGTTATTAGTATATCGTGATGTCTACCACTCTTGTCTACATAAATCTTTTGAAAGCCTGTAGTAGCATACTTGTAACCATTTTGTCTGGCCATTACACCCAATATACCACTAAAGTCTCCTAGAGCTAAATAAGTCTTTTGTGCGTCAAAGTCATCGTCGGTATCCGCATACAAAAAGTCTACGTGAACATCCTTACCCAAATCAGACTTGTAAAGAACACTATAGATATTTCCGTTACGACTATAATCCTTCACCTTATTACCCAAATTAGATAACAACGTGTTCTTGATATCACCAGACGATCCAGTCAACACAATATCAATATCACCGTGATCTTGTTTGGATGGTAGTGCTTTACTCAACTCAAACTTGCTAAAGTCATTACCCAGTTGATTCTTGAGTTCATCAAAAATACTGTTCATCTCAGAAGTAGTAACTCTACTGGCTCTACTACCAAATAGTTTACCACCTTCTTTCAATAAATCCATCAACTTGATCATAGAGGATTATATGTCTTTTCAAATTCTACTTTAGCAATTCTATAATAACCAGTATTAGCTGGATCTTTGACCAAATAGTCACCTGGTTTGATAATCATATCTTCTCCCCACGGAGCTTTGAATGTCACAGGTTCTCCGGTATACAATGCAACTTGTCTTGGAGACTGTTCTGGATAGATATCACCACCAACATTACCAGTATATAATTTTGGTAACTTAGCTGATTTGATTACATAGTTTTCGCCGGTAGCACCACTGAAAATGATGTCACCCACTTCTGCCGTATTTTGTGTCTCCTTACCATCGGTAGTAACGGTAACAACAGGCTGTTGAACCGTAGCCTTAGTGTATGTCATCGGAGGCATTTCACCAGGCTTACCGTCTTCTACGTATTTATACACCAACTTTTGTTTGGTTACTGGTTTAAATTCTAGAGAAGAGGCAATTTGATTAATATCGGCGTTAGCAACTTCTTTGAGTATATCTTTAAATTTGATCATAGGTTAATAAAGTATTTTCCGTTTGGTCCACTATATTTGAATCTTGTAATTGGTAAAGCTATATTAAGATTATCACGTTTATGTGGGAAACTGCCCTTCTTCACATAAGCTAGGGTCATATGAGGTTTGTAGTCTGGATAACTATCACTGTTAGGATATCCATCACATCTACGTCTCAATTCTGTTAAGATAGGACACTTTTCCACCTCAAACTTTACCACATCAAATTTGTCATTTTCAAACAAATTAAGTGCTCTAAGAACCACATTAAATGGCCCGATACCCTTTAATATACGAGCAACATTTAGTCTATCCAAATCAGGCTCAAAGCCATATTTTAGAGTAACATGTGGTTCGTCATCATAACCATACGTAGGATCGTTTGGATCGGTATATAGTATTTGAGGAGGTATTGCGGTTCTACCAAGCCTAATAACGTGAGGTCCATAAGTAGGACTCACTTGTGCCATTAGACATCCTTTTTGAACGTGTCTATTTTCGTTTAGTAACATATTTTCTAACAATTTCACGGATTAAATGTTCTTTCTTTACCAATTGATCCAAAGGCACACCTCTGTATTTTTGACGTATTTGCGCAATCGGCATGCCATACTGTTTCTCAGCCTGAGCTGCTAAACTGTATCTGTCAAGCTTTTCTTTTTCTTTATCGTGTAATTTACGTTGAACAGAACGATTCACTAAATTTTTCAATTCGTCTGTATAAATCTTCACGCCGTTCGTCAAGTAGTTGTTTAACATTTTTAATTCGATTTCTAAACTATCTACTTCTTTTTCTAAATTAGCCTTTTCAGCAGGCGTAAATTTCGCTCCTGTTGTATGAAGTTTTCCTCTTTTTTCAACAAACTCTTGTGTCTTATCATCAATAACTTTCTCTAATGATAATCCAGCTGGCGTATTATCAGGTTCCAAAAATACGTAAGAAATAGTTTTCTCAACATCTTTTGGTGCAACTGTGGGCATATCGGTGTCAGTTATTTTTATAGTGATATTATTGCCATCCATAGATACAACATCACCAAAGATCTTCATACCTTTCAATTTTACTCTGTCTCCAACTTTAAAATACTTTGCAGACTCACTATCATTAGATTGTGGTTTAGGTGTCGATGGTGTTGGTTCCTTCTTGGGTTCTTCTTTACCACCATACAACTCACTAAATGTCATCACCCTACTACCCAACTCATACAGACATTCTTCTGGTTTAAAGTTATTGAATTCAACAACATGATCTATTTGATCTTTCCATGGTGCTACATTATCTCTGTTATACGACCAGAAGGTTACAATGATAGCTTTGCCACTGGGTATGGTAGATTCGATCTGTATATCTAAATTTGGTGAACCAGTTTTAGGACTAGTATCAACTGTGTCATCCACTTCAAATATTCTACCCTTTAAAGTGAGATCATCGTCAGTAACCCAACGACCCAATCCAGATAGTATGTTTTCTAATGCTAAATGACCACCACCGTTGTTTCTATTTTTAATGTCTTCTATACCACGCTGGGCCCAATATCGACTGTTATCATCGGCAGAAGAACCCATTTTTATTTTGGGTGCATTCTCCAACTCTTTGATTTCTTTTAACACATCGGGATTGGTGCAATAGAATTCCCTCTTGATAATACTGTATCCAAACGTAGTCTCTTTCTTTGTCTTTTTATCCTTGTAAATAAAGAAAGCACACTTGTTCGCAGGAGTGTTGTAATTATAAGTCTTTTTCTTATAATACACCGTGTCTGGATTTTCTACCAATATGTCTATTAGTTTTACCATAAATTTACCAGTATTTACCCCTTCCTTTGTTACCCAAACTACGAATGCGATGACTGCGACAACTCCAATAACCAGCCGTTGTTCTGTCTTTCTTTTGACTGCATTTGTGTCTAGCAGCAAAACTCTTACGGCGAGCTTTACTACGACCTCTCACTCTCAAATTAGGATCACCAAATGTTACTTTCTTGATTTTACCATTCTTAGCTTTCACATATACCGCATACTTTTTAGGACCACCTGGAGTTCTTATTGGTCTATTGAGAGTAACATTCTTGCCACGATGTTTTGCCTCCATTACCAAGTCTTCTTCAATTTCAAGAGGAGCATCCAAATAAATTTCTCGACCTTCAACAACGACCTTTTGGCCCAAATCACTCTCGACCAATTCAGCATCCGCATCACACAGTTCAATTAGATTGTCATAATATAACTTACGAACTTCGTTGATCAAATCAAAGTAAGACTCGCTGTAGGTTCTAAAAATGGACTCGTTGAGAGAAAGTTCTTTGTCAAGGTGATACTTCAGATAAGAAGTAATTTCTACATTTTCAAGCAGCTTCATTGAACAAAGCTCCTCATTTTCAAGAAGGTCATTAAATTTGATCATATGATATAAATATTATTCGTATTTGTTTGTGAGTTTTAATTCTCCGATTAATCTCTTGTCAGAGTCATTCAAATTCTTATCCAATTCAACTCCCAAATCTTTAAGTGTATAGGTCACACCAGTCTTTTTTTCTATAGTTTTCATTACTTCAATAGTGTCAACAACACTATCCAAAGTGGTCTTGTATCTGGTGAATTCTAGACTAGAAGTCAAATTACTAAAGTCTATAGATCTAGGAGCTATACCCTTAATCAACGATATCGCATACGAAGCAATGTGTTCAAATACACTAAAAATAGCTCCAGCAATTGGATTTGCAGCGGCCAAAAATCTTAATACTATGAATGCTATCAAGAATATCAATATGCCAGTAACCCCTATTGTAACGAATCTTTTTAGTCCATACATCACTCCACCAAGACCCATCCAACTATTGACTTCATCCACAGTAACCTGCAAAGCATCTGCCTTTTTTGCCACTTGAGAAGCCTGTGTTTCAAGACCTTTTATTTGTTCTTCATACACATTCTGAATCTCTTCTTGTCTTATTTGAAGAGACAAAATTTCATCATCTCGTTCCTTGAGTAATTTACTACCCTTTTGTTTTTCCTTTTCCACCTCACTATTCAAAAGGTCTGTAAGTTCCTTTATTTTGTTCAATTCGTCAATATTTGGGTTGCCAGTAATGTTCAAAATCCTACTATTAAAGTCAATAGCAGTCTTGACTTGAACGGGAGGATTGGTCACCGATTTGAGAGAATAATCAGTTCCACTAGCTAACGTAGCAACTTGTTGTAACTTCTCTCCTTCATTTTTTGCCATCTCAACACGGGTATTTGCAAGACCATCTTTTGTCTTTTGAACCTTCTCTTGGTTAGAAGTTTTGCATCCTCCGACCAATAAAAATGAAGCCAAAAATAGTGTAAATAGTTTTCTCATACCTATAAATATCCATCGTCACTATAAAAACTTGTGTATTTCACCACTCTCATTTATGATACTATTATGTCAAAATATTGTGACACATCATTAATTTATTTGAAACCGATCAACAAATCGGTAGCACGTAATTTGATTGAAAAGAACCACTATACACACAAGTGGACCAGTTGTTCTGTAGCATACGGTGTGTATACCAAAGACTACATAGAAAGCACATTCTTCGGCGGTTTTGACAGTAAATTGATTGGAGTTCTTGTATATGGTAACGCTGTAGGACGTAATTCCAGCACCAGTATTAGTCCACTATTGACCAACGATAACGTCTTTGAATTGACCAGATTATGGATAGAAGACGGTCATGGTGGCAACATAGAAAGTTTCTGTATAGCCGAAAGTTTTAGACATTTGAACACAGAATATCCTCAAATTAAGTGTATTTTGAGTTATGCTGATAGCGAGGTTGGTCATGCTGGAACCATTTATCAAGCCACTGGTTTTCTATATCAAGGAGACAATTATGTGGATATCGCACTAATGCCGAACTATAGTGTCAGTCTTGTTGGACCTCCAAATTATGATTGGATTCATAGCAGAAACGTCTATGGAAGGTGGAAAACACACAATGTGGACAAACTTAAGGAACGCATCGGAAAGACGTTCTGGCGCAAACGTGAGAGTGGCAAACACCGTTACATCAAGTTCATTAGTAATAAGATTGAGAATAAGAAGTTGACCAAATCTCTCATACACAAACTATTACCTTATCCAAAAACAACGTCGTTCAAAGAACAAATACAAGAAGTTATTGTCGATAATAGTAACGAATTTTTTACTGATTAAATACTAGCGTTCCTTTAACCAAACGTCTATCTCCTTTGACATTAGCAAAATAACTATTTCTACCATGCAACACACGGTAGTCGTGAAAAAACACAGTATCGTTTGTTTCTAACAATACTGGTGTCAATAATCCAGATTTTTCAATACGATTATCCAACCAATCTTTGAAATACTGAATTAATGTTTTTGCCTGATCGGTATTTTTAGCACGTATTGCGGGTTGATAATTCCAATTTATTTTATAATCATCTTCAATTACTTCCAATATAGGCTGTGTCTTGATTAAATCGCCTTTTGAATGTGAAACTGGTATAGTCAACAAATCTTCATACATTTTAGTTTCACCGTCCATATTCATTAATTCTACCAATCTACGTGTGTCTATAAATGTAGTTGCGCCACCAATCGGAGCCTGTTTCATACACATTAAAAATTGAATTGTATTGTTCACAGGCAAATAACTAAAGTCTGTATGTAACGGTTGATGGGATTTAGCAGTTCGATATTGAAACTGTTGTTCTGGGTCAAAACTAATCTCCATAAATAATTGGTCTGTTGTTTTACCAGACTTCAAATCTTCGTCTATGTTTACCATACGACCAAATTTAGACACAGATCTGGTAGTATCATCTATTACTGATGTAATAGATCTATGATTCTTAATAACCAATACTTTACTAGTTCTTATACAATAAGACAAATAATCTGAATCGTCGTAAACATCAGTATAGTTTATGTATGTAACAAAATTCATAACTATACATATCAAAGAAAAAACCCACCAGCCTTTCGACTGATGGGTTCGTTGTTAATAATTTAGACCCGATCCAAATTATACGGTGTCGAGATCAGCGATCAAGACCTTACCGTAGAACTCAGGACGAACAACCTTCTTAGCGTAGCGGGTCATTACACCTCTACGTGGAGTGAAGTTGGTTGGATCATAGACCAATGGAGTTTGGATGAGTGGGATGTATGGGGCATACACAGCACCAGTCTCCAAGAAGTTGCTACCACGGAAACCAACGAGGATAGCGTTATCGGTCATGTATGGGTTCTTATACACTTGGAAGCGACTTGCGAAGCTACCAACACGGCTTACACCCATTGCGAACTTAGCTTGGTCACCATCAGTGTTTACAACGTAACCTGGGATAGACTCCAAGATTGTTGCAACGTCTGGGGAGCAGACCAAGAAGTTAGCACCACCACGGAGAGTCAATTGGTGAATCTTGTTAGAGACCTTTTGGATCTTGTTACCAAGAGTTTGGAACCAAGTGCTCTTTACGTAAGCGGTTCTGTTTGGTGAAGCATTAACATTACGTGTGAACGAAGCCACATCGGTAGTGTTATTGATGGTCTTGCTGAATTCAGTTCCGATTTGGGCGGACCAAGCTTCAGTGGTTTGACCAGTTACAGACTCGTTCAACATGTCGAGGATTTCGAGGTCGATTTCCATCGAAACATATTCACTCAAGAGAGCAGTAAGTTCTGCTTCTGCATCAATAGAGTGGTATGCGTTCAAGTCTTGAGCGAGTTCTGGGGTCCAGACTGCCTTCAACTTACGAGTCTTAGCAACGATTGGTTCGCTCTTCAACTCAAGGTTGACTTCTGGGATCTTGATGTCAGTTCCGATAGATTGGGTATAGACGTTGTTAGCAACACCAGAACCTTCACCAGCGGTCTTACCATCTTCGAAGTCACCACGGAGGTTGTCCGAAGGTTGAACAGTGTAGTTCAAACGTTGGGTAGTAGTTGGAGCAGCAGCACCAGCAGATTGACTTACGAACAAGTTAATTTGATAGTATGGGTTTGCCAAGCTACCAGTGTTAACTGCGGTTGCGTAAGTGTTCAATACAGTGCGAGCTACACCTGCGGAACTTTGAACACCGAACGAACGAACTGCATTCAAGTCAACGTTCCAGAGGTTACCGGAACCTGGCTTTGCTTCAGTGTTGTCGTCGAGGTTAAAGGTGATCTTGTAGATACCTGGAACGTTACCAGAACCGTTTACGGAAGCACTGAAAGCAGAATCGAATTGGAGATCGTTCCAGCTTGCAGTAGCTACGAGAACAGTTGCGTTTGAGCTAGAAACGGTGCGCTCAGAATAAGCGTAACGTCCTTGGCCATAGAGACCGTTCACAGGAGCATCAGTCGAACCGAGCTTCTTTTGGTTACCACCGAACAAGCTTTCGCCTGCAGTGTGACCCAATTGAGTGCCGGAACCATACTTGAAGTCTAAGTAGAAGATAAGACCGCTTGGGAGATTCATTGGTTGAACCGATACGAATTCCTTAGCAGCGATCTCAGCAAATACACGACGGACCAATGGAAGAGCAACGCCTGCCCATTGTTCACTGTTTGCGCTTGTGCCGGTTGTTGAAGCTTCGTCCAACAATTGCTTTGCTTGGTTTTCCAAGAGGATTGACATGTGTGCCTTCTCAACACCTGTGGTGTTTTCTAGAAGACCCGTCTTTTCCCACTTGCTTTGAAGACCACGGGTTTCAGCCATAAGCTTTGCCTGTGGATTCATATTATTTGTTAGTAGACTCTTTACGTCCATAATATTTTCCTATCTTTTGGTTTGTTAATTACTCGCAAACTAATTACTTCTTGATTCCTGCGAGCTTTTGGAATCTTGAAGCCATTACATCAGCTTGAGGTTCTACAATCGTAGAGTCAGGCTTTGTGCTGGATACTGGTTTGCTTGCCAAACCTTCGGTGATAGTTGAGACAGTCGCATTTGTCTTTTTCTTGGCGACTGATCCACCGGCATTAAATGATTCGGCCAAAACTGTATATGCCAACTTGATTTCACGCAATGTCTTGGTGAGATCAAATGTGTTGATGACCTTCAACTTTTGGTCTTCGGTCAAATTCTTACCCT